TCATCGCGGTGTTGATCTTTCGTGATGTTCCTGAGTCCCAAGAAAACATCATCATCTTCGCCCTGGGCTTCATCACCTCGGCGGCAACGCAGGTCCTGAGTTTCTACTTTGGCAGCAGCCAGGGCAGCAAGGACAAGTCGAGTCAACTCAATGGGCTGAAGAAGTGAGAGAGAAAACTATCTGCTTCGTCACTATCCTGGTCAGCGTGACGCTGTCTATCGTTATGCTGTCGATGGTTGGAGTCATGCTGTACGGCCTGTTCATGCCTAACAGCGTGATTGATAACTCGGATATCTTCCCCATCATTGGCCCAGCATTCAGCACAATCGTAGGTGGTTTCATTGGCATTCTTGCCGCAGTCAAAGTAACGGAGAGTCTAGAAAAATGAAAGAGAATTTTGAGAAGGCACTGGCCGCGGTGTTGCACCATGAGGGCGGCTTCGTTAACCACCCGTCCGATCCTGGCGGCATGACCAACCTGGGCTGCACCAAGAAAGTCTGGGAGGAATTCGTCGGCCATCCTGTAGACGAGAAGGCCATGCGCGCACTGACTCCGGCTGATGTCGGACCACTGTACAAGCGCAGCTACTGGGACAAGGTGCATGGCGATGACCTACCCACTGGCGTTGACTATGTAGTGTTCGACGCGGCCATCAACAGTGGCCCAGGACGGGCAGCAAAGTGGCTACAAGAGGTTGTTGGCGCTGCGGCTGATGGCGCTATCGGCAAGGGGACGCTTGCGGCTGTAGCGGCCCATGACCCGGCTGATATCGTAGACATGTACCAGGCCAAGCGGCTCAAGTTCTTGCAGGCTCTGCCAACCTGGGCCACCTTTGGCAAAGGCTGGGGACGCAGGGTGGCAGAGGTTGAAAAAGCAGCGGAGTCTATGCTTGCATAGCTTTCTTAAATGCTATGCAGTACACATGCAAGTCCAGCGCATGCTCGATAAACAGATCAGCGCATTCTTCTAGGACTGCTACATCCTTGGCAAGTGCTGCCTCATAAGCGCGCCGCTCTACAGCCTTAATCTTGATGAGTGTCTCAGCGTAGTCCATCATATATTCAGTCATAGCAGTCCTTTCGTAATGACAATGGCAAGCATGCCAAGCAACGCGGCAACGCATGCCCATGCAAAGCCAGTTACAAACCCAGCCTGGTAGGCTGCTTCTATGTGCCGGTTAAGCAGCCCACCGATACTGTCAGGAGACAGGCTGCGAATGTAACTTGTATCCATGATCTGTCTCTTTCTCCACCCTCTTGCGGCCAATTAGTTTACTCCGGTGATAGTTGAATAGACTGCCTTCATTGACGCACTTGCGACACCAGCTGGCTAGTGTCCCGTACTTGGTCTTGCGATAATCCGATGACGGCTTGATCTCTTTGCACATTGAGCAGCGCGCTGGCTGACCCGCTGGCCTTGTTGTCCGTGTCGTTTGCAATCTTCCACCTCATTTGCTTTACATTGGTTTTGCTGGACCAGTCGAGTACCATGCCGTTGCGCTTGATGACACCTTGCTTCGCCATAGATTGTAGGTAGTGTCCGACTTGCTCAGTAGGCTCATTCATCCTGGCTGCTATGTTGCTAGTGATCAGCGCCATATGATCAGCCTTGACTGACTGCATCGCTGAAATAACGGCATGAAATTTTTGGTTGTATTTCATTCATTCCACCTCTGGATTGCGCTGTGGGGCATATTTGTTTGCACCGTCATAAAATCCACTCAGGTAAGCAATGGTAAGGTCATCAGATTCTTGCTCCGGCTGTGCTAGTGCTTCGCGGATGGCTTTCATAGCGTTGCCAATTTTTTCAATCTCACGAACATGCAGCGGCGAACAAATACAGTCTAACGCCTCAAGCGCCAGATTTAGTGCTTCGTCTTTAGTCATGCTGCCCCCATGTTTTTTGTGACTACCATGTCGCGCAGATGCTCGGAATGGTTCATGCCACGCATTGCTTCTGTCAGCGCCTCATGCTTCCAACCACTTGGCACAGTGCCGCTGGATTTCCTGATCAGCATCACGCCAGCGATTGTTGCAGCCACCTCTTCATCCAGCTTCCAGATTGTCTTCTGGCCTACGCAACCCCTGGTCCCTGGGATTATTCCAACCTTGATTACCAAGCCTTTGTCTTTGTAGCTGTGTAACCGGCCACCGATCATGCCATTCTCTCGGCGCGTCAGTCCTAACTCCACTCCAATTTCATCTGCTGTTGTTGGCTTGCCGATCTTTCGCATCGCATCTACAACCTCGACCACCTGCCTTGTCATCCGTATCATAGTCACCTCAAAAGGGTGGGGTACTCGCTGCGTCCGATCTGTCGCGTCATCGCAACGCTAACTTCCTCGGCATCCGCTTTCCCCCTTGATCAGTCGCAGCTGTCCTCGCGTGTCATGGTGCAAACCCAGACATCATCACCGTGCCGGTAACTGATAGTCCCGGTGCTTGTGCCGTAACCAGTGGACGGCCAGCGCTTGTGGTAGTGCGCGATGAGTTCTTCAATTTGCTCCAGCGTCAGCGCCTCAATCGTATATTTAACTTGCATCGCCAGCCTCCTTCATGGCCGCGCCCAGAGCAGCAAGGCGGTGGCTGTACGCCGCGCTTTGCATAGTCCTCTGCACCACCGGCATGGCCTTGAGCGTTTGCTCATTGGCCTCGCGCAACTCGCGCAGCTTGGTCATGCGATCCCGGTGCGGCGCTTTGCCAGCACGGGCAGTCCTCTCGGCCAGGTCTTCGTATGCCTTGATCCAGTCCAGCGACTCATCGAATTCATTGAGCGGCTCTTCCTTGCCGGGAACCATCAAACGATACATGCGCGGCGCTGCTTTCGGCAGTTCCTGCACTGTCTCTACCTCGACCACCTCAATGCCAGCCGCCTCAAACTCGGCCTTCAATTGCTCCGCAGTCTGCGCCACCTCTACCGGCTCGACTACCTGCTCCAGCATCTCGGCCGTGATTGTCTCAGCCGGGATGTTGTAGATCAACTCTGCTGGCGCTACCGGCGGCGCAATGGCATCCAGCGGATTGGCCTTGACCGGTGAGACATCGCGCTCTGATGGGTAGTCATGCGCTTCCTCGGCGGTGATCAGGCCCTTGAGTACATCAGGAAAGGCATCACGCAATGCGAAGCCACGGGCGCGCATCTGTAGCATGCGTTTGGGGTATGCCTGCCACGGGCCTTGCTTGCCCCAGAGGCCAGCGCGCTTGGCATCCTCGACTGAAAACCTGGCGGTGACCGGCTGGCGGTTCTTGCGGTGGCAGGTGCAGACAGCCACCGGATTGGCAGTGCCTTCGCCCTCGATGGTTTCCTCGATACCCTCGCAAACCGGACTGGCTTGGACCAGCGCCAGCGCTGCGTCACCGTAGACTGACGGCTTACCGTTGATCACCGCGATGTTTTGGAGAGCCTGCATGGGAGCCAGACCTAGTTCCATCCCCCATTGGACACAGACCAGAATGTCCTGGCTCTTGCCCTGGTACTGCTTCGGGACCAGGCTGGACGCTGCCAACTCTTCCGCGAACTGTCGGCACTCGGTGAATGTCTGGGGTGCGAACCCCTGGCGGGTAGTGATGTTGCTCATTTGCGTTCCTTGATTGAGAGATTAGATTGCCGAATGGTGTACGCTTCCTTGGCCGGGGTGACCTTGGCTGGCTTCGCAGCGTAGCTACGCATGGGCCATGACACCTTCCAGTTTCCGATCACGCCCGTAGTGGCCGTCCCCATCAGCACCTTGAGATCGGCCTCGGCTTTGCTGCGGTCAGTCTCGGCCTGCAATGCTGCGGCTTGTGCCACCCTGATTTTTTCCACCAGGTCCTCGGCCGTGGGCGGCAGCACTACCTCGATGTCCTCTGCCTCTGGGTACATCCGATCCGCATCCTTGCTGCTGGACGGCGAATAGAAATCGATCTCGCCGGTAGCCTTCCAATTATCGAGCCGCCGCTGGAAATCCCTGACCTGTTCCACTATCCGGGTGACCGTTCCGACATGCGGTGCGAACAGGAAGATGCGTAATTCAGTGCCGCCGTACAGCACACAGACCGCACCCCACTGCGCCTGGATGATATCCATCTGGCCTTGCAGTTGGATCGGGCCACGGTACAGCGCTGGCGTATCCTCCGGCCTGACGCTGGTCAACTTGGCTTCGATCACGCCAACGCCATGCAGGTTGATGCTGTCCTGGCCCACTACATAGATGCCTTTGTCGGGATCGGTGCGGATAACTTGACCGCCGCCCCAGCCAGTGCCGTCAAGCGAGCAACACAACGGGATTGCCGGGTGAAAGCAAGCCGTTGGATGGTCCAGTAGGACATTGCTGAGTTTCAGTCTGCGCGCTGCCTCGGACAGGATCAGCGGCTCGAGCGTGTTTCCCCAGGCCATTGCTTCGTTGCCAATGTCTGGCCGCTCCATGTCTTGCAAGGCGCGGATGCTGTATTGCAGTTCATCGTTGGGCGTGTTGTACTTGCTGTATCCCATGAGTGACGGCAACCTGCTGGCCGACATCATGGTGTCCGGCGTAACTTTGCTGACCATTATTTTTTCCCCTTCGGTTGCAAAACATAGCGCTTGACCTTCACCTCACGCCCCGCCCGATCCTTGACCCTGATCCAGTAGTCGAGGATCAGATGCCCATCGCCCCGCAGTTCGTAGACTCGGCTTGCCAGCCTGGTTATGCCCAGGTCAACAAAAGCCTGCATGCTGGTGAT